AATGTAGCAGCTGCCTCGATGAATTGTAAATGTTCAGATGCTAAAATATTCTTTCCGCCACGAAACTCTGTTTCACTTGCTTTTGGTGTGTATAATGGCATATCTTAATTCCTCCTAATTATTTTTTAAAGCCTTTCAGCTTTCCTTTATCGAATAACTTCTTAAACATGTCCTTACCGTAATCCTCTCCGTCCTTAGCTTTCGGCTTACTACGTCCGCCGTTGTCTGCGCTAGGGTCTACATAAGGTTTTCCTTGATTAACAGGGAATGTCTTTTTTAGAGTCTCAATAGAATCCTTAATATCCTCTTCCGACTCTCCTGTCACAAGTTTAAGCATTAACTCTACTTGAGTATCGTCGTATCCTGCCGACTTTAATGCTTCTTGTTTAGATTTCTCTAAACGCTCTTTCTCCTGCTCCTGACTTTTACGGACCAATTCTTCGTATAACTCCTTATACTTCTCTTGCTCCTCCAAGTCCTCCCTACGTTTAGCTTCCTCAGCTTCTTTGATTTTCGCTAACTCCTCTTTTAAGGCGTTAACCTCATCAACTTTCTGCTTGAAGCGGTCGTAAGGAATTTTCTTATCATCAGCGCCTTGTTCTCCCGTATTTTCCGCCCCGTCAGGCGAGCCTGCGCCTTGTTCTACATCGCTTCCAGGCGTATTAGTATCAACGTCATCGTTGGTATTGTCTGCGCCACCTTCTCCGCCCTTATCTGCGAATGTCTGTAAATCTAATCGTAATAGTTCTTTTAAATCCATCATCATATCTCCTCTCGTTTAACGCCCGTCGGCGAGATTTAGTTATAAATAGTTTAACGTCTTTTCGGACTGATTATTAACCCTCCGTAGGTTCTAACGCTGCTACACGTGCTTCTAACGCTTCCCATTGTTCCTGAGTAGGGAATCCGTCAGCACCTGGAGGACCTTGAGCACCATCAGCGCCATCCACTCCGTCTTTACCCGGAGGTCCTTGAGGTCCTTGTTCGCCGTCAGCACCGTCTTTTCCCGGAGGTCCTGCCAAGTTCAACTCGTTAACCCACGTGCCATTACGGTTAATGTAGAAATCACCGTTATCAGCGTTAATATAGATATCACCTGGTTGCCCTAGCTCTTCGCCAGGTGCACCCTTTCCTGTGTGTACTCGCACACTCCCGCCTCCTCCTGTACTACCGCCTCCGCCTAATACTGCGTAAGGCTCTTTTGAATAATGCGCCATTTAATCAACTCCTATCTTTTTCTAGGTTGGAACCATCCTGTACCTCTACATTTAGGGCACGTTACTTGTTCCCCTGACTTAGGACTAATAATCTTACCTGAGCCTCCACACTCGTCACAGAGTACTTCTTCCTCTCCGTTAGCATTAGTCCTCGTCGTCTTTCCCGGCTCCCCTACGACCTCCTGCTCATCAGGAACGTCTTCTTCATTAGTACCGTAAGGGTCCATAGCCATAAGCGATTCAACCTTCTCTAGTTCGATTTCTTGTTTCTTAGCAGCGATGTTATCTACTCCTAAACGCTCCATTGCGCCTTTCTTAGACTCAAACTCTGCTCCTACCTCTAATGCAAGCAACTCTACTAGCTCCCTACGATTATCAGGTAAAGGCAATTGGAACTTAATTTCAGAGTAGTAGTCCTCTATACTATTAACAACTTCTTTATCGTAACTAAAGTTAGCATCGCTTGTTCTAGCTTGTAGGTATTTAATAGTTTTCTCATGCAACTCCTGTAATGCGTATCCCCAAGATAACCAATGCTCCTCTGTGTCTGAGATGATATCATGGAACAATAACCGCATAGTTTCAGAGTTCATACCTCCAAAGTTCATTTCTTGAGGAACAATCTGAGGTAATCCACTAATCTCATGCATAGCTGCTTTAACTCGCATATATTGGTCTTTAAATGCTTCTTTCCATCGGAACCCACTCTCGACCTTTCGAATCTCAGGAACAAGTCCGTCGGCAGCTCCTCTAGCCTCAATAACGGCTCCCGGTGCGATATTCATTTTCTCCGCTGTCCCAGGCGCTGTATTAAGAACTGATGTCATCGAGAACATCTCGAATTTTAGTGAATCGATAGCATCCTCGTTCATTACGTTTAGAACGTCGTTATGAACCCGTAGGTCTGCTATCTCTCCGTCACCGATAGTTTTACCTAATAATTCATCGACAGAAACAGTGACAATAGGAATGAAGTCGAGTCCTAACGGCATATACTTTTTACCATTAATGTCGACTGATGCCGCCTTAACTTCGTCATCACCGTCTTTACTAGGTACTAACGGCTCTACTAACGTTAAATCTTCGGCTAGATAAATTCCCTCATGAAGGTAGGCTTCTTCCTCATACATAGCGTAAGCCTGCAACTTGAACGCCTCTACCTCCTCCCCGTCTTTCTCTACCGTACGATGTGTTACGAAGTATGCTCCGATTAGCTCCTCGAAATCATCGTCAGAATAGATGGGGATAAATTCATAGTCAGGTCTCCATACCCAACGCATTTTGCCTCTTCTCGGGTCATATACAATCTTACATACGACTCTATCGGCAATCAATCGGTCCCTAGCCGCTTGAATAAGTCTTGCTCTCATCTTATTCTCGTTCCATAGCTGATTTAAAAGACCTTCCAACTGGTCCGCACGTTCGTCTTCCCTTTGTTGCTCAGCAGAAGGCTCGTAATCAGCTTCTAGCTTCTCTAGAGGGTCGTCGTATTGCTTCCTAGGAACATGTACTGTGTGCCTTCCTGACATCTGCCATCGTGCCTTTCGGTCAATGATGGCTTTAAAGTAATTAGTAGGAAATCGTGTAGGCATATAGTCTAGCTCAGGTGGTTGCGCAAGCTCGTCTGCATGCACTAAGTTACCGCTCTCGTCTCTATGTTGCTTTCCGTCATAATACTCATAGTTCTCAACTTGAAGAGCCATTCTACTAGCTGTTACCTCACCTAATGCGAGGTCATATCCTGTGAACAATAGTTCATCGAAGTCCTCGGGATTAAGTAAATTATAATCTCCGTGAATACTATTAGTTAATCCTGTTAATCCTTTTGCCAAATTTACCCTCCTCTCTTTCTCTTATCTCATTCTCTTTCGAAGTGTTCTTACCGATACTTGTCCTGATATAGCTGTGCTGTATGCCATATGTACGGCATCCGGGAAGTCGTCATGCTTGTGCATAGGATACATGTCGAACTGCCCCATCTCCGGACTGTTTTTAAACTTCTCATGAAATCTAATCCTTCCGCTTTGAATATCAGGTAATAATGATTCTATTCGAAGTGCCTTACGAGTCCTCTGTTTAATCTTTCTCAGCCTAGAGTGTCCTGGATAACCTTTAGCCTGTAGTTCCTCAGTTAATTTATCCGCAAACCACTCCTGAGCCATCTGCGCCTCTACTCCGATAGCTTCGTACTGAAATCTTAGAGTGTGGTTAACGGCTTCTTTAAGTAGTACATCAGGATGCACTCTCTGCATATACGCATCGTACAAGTAGCAAACACCTGTGTCTATGTTTTTAGCTATAGATACTATTACCGAATAGTCTCCATGCTCCTTACCCATAGCCATGTCTACCCCGCCATACCATTCGAATTCTTTACCGTCCATATCGTTATCTCCGAACCATGTAATATATTCCGGTTTAAATATCTGACGCTCTTCATCGGTAGGGTTATTCTGATACTCCTGGTTAAACGCTTTTATACCGTCTTCCTCTCTTATAACAGCTAACTCGTAATACGTGAAGTACCCGTCCCATAAGATAGACACACCTTCAAGCATTTTATTTTTATTCTCTAAGTAGTACTCATACGCATCGTCAGCCGCAGTCTTAGAGTCTGAGCGGTATATCTCTCTCCATTTATCCCAATAACTGGTATTTATAGGATAACTCTCTACCGCTGCATACTTCCTTGATTCGAAGTCTCTTCGCTCTTCTAATACATAATGTAGCAGTGAGCCGTAACATAGAATTGTTCCTAAGTAGATACATATACCTTCCTTAGCCATAGCGGGCAACATTTCTTCACGGAACCATGTCTTAGACTTCTCGATAAGCTCCG